AGTGTTTGGAATGGAAAACAATCTCCGTTCTATTTCACTTCCGGTGCTAATGCACTGGAGATGGGCCAGTTTATTTCACAAGATGAAAATTGGCAGATCTTTGAGAATGATGTGTCTGCTTATGATAGAAGTATTGGTGTTGAATTGTGTAATTTGGAGGTTTGGGTCGCCGAAAGATTTGGGGCTAAGAAATTAGTTCTTGATTTAATGCGATCTAACATTCAAACACATGGTATAACCACTAATGGTTTTAAATATAAAGTATTGGGTACCCGTAAGTCCGGTGATCCTTTTACTTCCTGTTTTAATAGTTTAATAAATGGTATGATGCATTTGTACTCTTTTTGTGAACTGACAGGAAATTCGGTCGAAAAAATGTTAGCCAACATGAAAATGTTGGTAATGGGGGATGATAATTTGTTACGACATTCTGGCCCTCGATTAAATGTTGGTGGATTGTTTTTGGAATTAGGTTTTGAAACGGTCAGTAAATACAGAGATAATTTGTATGATGCTGAGTTCTGTTCTAACTTCCCAATATCTAGTCATGAAGGTTATGTTTTTGTACCAAAACCCGGTAAATTATTATCAAAATTTGGTTATTTTATAGACCCACCTAAAGATGTGCATCCAATGTCACTTCTCCATGGTGTGGTTCAAGGTTTACGAAGTCTTAGATTTATTAAAATTTATGATAAGTATTTTAACCAAGTATTAAAAGTTTGTAGCAGTTACAAACCTTATTTTTTTGCAACTTTAGAGCATAAATTTGGTTATGTTGACGTGCAAGCTGATGATTTAACCAATTATCATGTATATTCCAGATATTCCATGGATCATACAATGTATGATACCTTGTGTAATAGCTGTTCAGCTAATCATCCCTATATGCAATTGTTGTTTGATAGGGACACGGATGCTGATCAAGTTATTTTTTAGATTCGAATTGGAATACATTCCAATTCCTATCATTTGAGCGGGCAAGATCCCACGTGTTTTAATAGAACCGCCAGGTATGTTTAGCCTGGTGCTCTTTAATGTTTTAGCTGAAAAGCTGTCCAAGCAGGTACACATGACTGCATGCAGGTGTGTACTGTAATGGTGTTGGTCGAAACCGCTGTGGTAGGCTAGTTTTGACTTGAAGCAAAACATTAAATTGATTTAAACAAAATTTCCTCAACCCCACTAAGTAAAAATCCTGACTTCCTAGGTTTAGTTTTCTTGTCATCCCCTCTGGAATGGGTGTGATTTTTTGAAACTCACTAGTGTTGATGTAGGTTTTAGTAGAAATCCCTTAGGGGTTGTGTGGATCTTAATTTAGGGTATCACTCAAAATGTCTGAATTAATTAATCAATCAGCCAAAAATTTGGCAAACACAATAAGTAAACAAATAATGAAACATACTACAAATATAAAAAAGAAAAATAAAGAAA